TGTGGTTGCTTGCTGTATGTACGCACAAGTTCATTAGAATCCACAAAAGGTGAATCCTGTGACCAGAAATAATAGATCCGACAGTCAGGCCAATTAGCAGACACTTGTTCAGTAGGTAGTTCCTTATCCATTAACGCAGAGTACTTTGACCTGACTGTCGTAGCTCCTTTCAATAAACTATTCACTAGTGGCGTGTAACCTTGAAGGGTCGTAAAGGTCAAAATTAAGCGACCATGATTATCGGTAAGTCTCGCCAATAGCGTGGAAAAAATATTTTCACTAATTTCTTCGTCACAGTGTATTGCATGGGCTGCCCATCCCTCAAAGATTTGTGGGTCTGCCATGAATTGCCGATAATTATTAAAGTATATTGTACTCCCACGCTCGGCATCTGGTGTGGTAGGTGGAAGGATTGCTTTGCCAGCATTAAACCCATTCTTCTGGGTATATTGCAGTGAATGATTCTCACTCTTCTTCTTGCTTCTCTTGTACCTTGCCGGAAGCGAGTCCCAGATATAACGCTGAGAATCACTTATACTTCTTTCCTCACTGACATGCATGGAACGAATCTCTGCTTCGGGTATGTTTTGTGCTAGGTGGACAAGCAAGCGAGATGCGAAGGTGGTCTTGGATGATCTGTTACCACCCAAGCAAACATGGATCTTTGTGGAATCCCAATTTTCCATGACTCTACGCCACCCAGGAAGAGTCCAACCCCATTCGATTGGATCTTCCTTCTCGCTGTTTGGTTGATCGAGGAGCAAGCGTGTAAGTGTTTCTGCTCGTACAGGATCTTGTACGGCAAGCTTGTCTATCTCCTCATCTGATAACGCACACTCCAGCTCTCCCTTTACATACTTAAAGTCATCTGTCCAAGGCACGCCAAAGCGTGCGTCTATCTCATCTGCATAGGTTATCTTACCCACGATTAAGTATCTCAATACCTACGATGATTGCTTCTTCGAGCGAGTGGCACGGGATTTCCTTTTCACTGATTGTCCAGCCTTCCGTATCCTCTCCAACGCTTCTGGGCTTAATTGCAAGGGTGGTGGCCCTAGCTTTTTGTAATTGCACTTCGGTAATTCTGCAACTGATTCGGATATCGCTCGCCCGTAACGTTTCCAAAAGATCGGATTGTATCCCGGTGGCACTTTCACTTGGCATTACGTGCCTGTTCCTCGGTTAGCTGCTTCCATATATCACAACATCTGGACTTCAATTGTGATGTTTCCTCTGCAAGCTCTTCATTCTGCTTCTCCAACTCCGCAACTCTGCGCTTCAATACAATATTCTCATTGGTTAAACGCTGTACCCATTGAGGCCAATTCTCCACCTTCTCACCTGTGGGCTTGTAAATGTTCATTCCTCCTCCTCCTCCTCGTCCTCCTCAAGTTCCATGTCACATTCAAAATCAATAACATCTTCATCGTAATACTCCTTCGCTGCATCCACCATGCACTTGACAATCTGCTCATCATCCAAATCAGATTCCTCTGACCAACGATGAATCATATTCTTAAACTCGTGGTAACACTGCTTTTTTGCTTCTTTCATTTCTAAAATCAAACTTTCCTTTGCTTGGTAACTTGCGTGGACGTGTGGTGCGATACACCCTGCCCTCTTCATTCACGGCTAATTGGTTCTTTTGCCAAAATCTGTGCCATCCATCATTCACTTCTCTTGCGGTGAGGGGGATATCAATTCCTTCCATAAAGTAGTCCATGCTAGTTCTGCGGTTTGGGGGACAACTCCATTCCCCAAGAGCCTAAGTCTGTCCACCCTGTGCTGAGTCCCATCAACTGTTCTACCCAATTCGGATTGAGCTTGCCCAAGGTTTTCCTTTCCGTTGCTTGACCCGTTAGTGTGTCCTCCTTTTTTGTCCCCACTCTCGCTTTGTTCATGCACCATTCCCCTGCATCCCTTGACCTCGGTGTTGCCCACGACCCTTGGTTCTTCCCACTCGTATTGCTCTTCTCCTGGTCTTGCAGGCCATTCATCTGATTCAAGTCTCTCCCCAAGCACTTCTGATTGCTCTCCTTCGCAGTTCTCGCTCCCTCGATGTGGTCGCTTGCTTGTGGAGTTGCCCAATTCTTGTTTTGATAAATCATTCTGGGTAAAGTCACATCTCCTATCTTGCTCGGTGAGCATCCTGGAGTGTCCTTCCAATCCCTCGATCTGGGTGTTGGGTAAGCACGCAAGGATGAACACTCGTTTCCTTTGGTGTGGAGCGCCAACTTCTTCCGCACTGAATATACCGAACGTGCATCTGTAACCTTCTTCTTCCAAATCGGACAGGACTCGCCATAGCCCCATCGTGGTGTGTCCTGCGACATTTTCCCAAAAGCACCAAACAGGTCTAATTGCCCTGACGTGCTTGAGGAGGTATGGCCATAAGTGTCTTGGGTCTTTTTCTCCTTGTCGCTTCCCTGCTGACGAAAATGGCTGACAGGGATATCCACCAATGAGTCCACAAATTTTTCCACGAAACTCTCGTGCAGGGAAGGTTTTAAGATCCGTCCAGATAGGTGCGTTATCCATCCTCCCTTCTTCAGTCTTCGCAACCAAGTTGGCGCAGCAGAATGCTTCGATCTCCACATTAACGATTGTTCGCACATCCACGCCTGCTCGTCTAATGCCAAGTTCAAGCCCTCCGTATCCGGTACAAAAGCTGATAATGTTTTGGGTATTATCCACATTACCTTCTCTTAATACGTTCCCATTCAATGCGCTGTAGCTCATCCTCACTCTCCTCCTCCTCGTCCTCATGCTCATCCAGGCAATCGTACTCCCAATCCTCCTCATCATCTATCATATCAATCTGTCCTCCCATCTTACTTTATCACTTAAACTCTGCTCCTTATTCCTTTTTCTATCATTGCAAGTCCATGAATGTCCCTTGCTCCTATTCGCAGGTAACCAACCACTTGCTTTATAAATAGTGCCTTTGTGTGCGTCAGTATCCTGGTAAGAAATTAATATGGTTATATGTGGTAATTCTTTCTTTATATACCTTCGCATGTATCCAATCATTCGGCTTGCAGTATTAATTGGAGCATCATCTGCTATTGCCATTCTACGCAACTCAAGTGCGGTAGATCCTTCTGTGAATTTTCTAGCAATTGGACTTGACCAAATAGCACAGGCATAAGCAATGGCATCAAATTCAGCTACGAAACAAATGTAGTCTTTATTCCTAACCACATTACTCCAATCAATCTTTGGAAATCTACTGTGCCATATTTCGTTTAATTCACATGCCCTGTGTACATTACACTTAGCAAATGTAAGTTGGTGCGCAGAGGTCGGAATTAAACCGCCACAACCACTTCGGAAAAGTGGCATGCTATCTCTTACATCATCTGCGCATAAACTCATATCAATCTGTCCTTCCTGTCGTAGTTTCCTTCCAAACTGTACATATCTCCACTCTCACGCTTGACCTTGACCACGCTTCCCAAGGCAAATCTGCCCGGCTTCGCACGGAACTTGCCATGTGTACCATCTGGAAATTCTATAAATCGTAAATATGGATTCTTAGGTAACAGATATACCTTGGCAGTACGTACTTCCCCCATACTCTGTTTAATCATCCCTTCCTTTACCAATACCCTCTCCTTCTTCTCCTCCTCTTCTTTCTGCGGTTCTTCCAACTCAAGTAACTTAGCAACCATTTTCTTGCTCAATCGCTTCTGACTAAACGCCAACCTTACAGTAATCGGTTTTACACCAACCAACTGACTAAACTCCGTGTAATTCATACACGCTTCCTTCAGTATCGCTTTTCCACGCATCGTATCCATTTGTCACCTTATGTAGTCTTTATCTTGACAAATCAAGGTTTTTTTGAAAAAAAGTAAAAAACAATGGGTTACTTACATAAACGAAGATCAAGAAAACCCGGTACTGTACGTGGGTTCTGTGATGATATGACAAAAAATAATATAATCAAATCGGCTGCCAAGATTGCAGCTAAACAATCAACCGCAAATAAAGAGACAGAACTGCTCAAGCAACAAGATCCAGAACTCCGTCAGTCCATTGCCAACTTCCTACGCTATCGCTTAGACATGACAGAACAGGAGTTCCTAAACCAAGTAAACTCCAAGCTCTCCACGATGGTGGCAGACTCCCTCAACACCCTGCACAGCAAGCTGGATGAGATACCACCACAAAACCTTGCCTATGCCGTGGCAGTCCTCATGGATAAATTCCTCACAGTCTCAGGCAGACCATCAAACATCACTGCATCTGCAAATGTGACACTCGGTGCATCTGACATGTCTCCTGACCAGGTACGCTCAATCCTCAAAGGGGCAACCAAAGAAGTGAAAAAACAACCCACCCAGGCATCCAAGGATAAAGTCACGGATATTACTCCAGATGACTCCTCTGCATAAGAAGATTATTGCCCTCCGGCAAAAGCAACTCACATACACACAAATCATAAAGGTACTCAACTGTTCACGCTCAACTGTATCCTACGCACTACGCAAAAAGACTCGCTTACTTGCAAAGCAAAATAACGATAACCAACCACCACACTATAAAAGAATACAAAATAAAATCTATACCTTTAAGAATCCAACCACTCGTAAAACTCCCCTGCCCATCTGGTATCTCAATTCCACATCAAGGCAAATATCAAAAGCAATTTCCACAAAAGCACACACCTTTCAACGTAGAATGGCATTCAACTACAAAGACGTTCATAAAAAGTATGGAGATCATTTCTCCTGCGCGCTCACAGGTAGACCACTCAAATTCAATGAACCACAGACCTATGAATATGATCATATCATGCCACACTCACGCGGTGGAGATAACTCACTTTCCAATCTCCAAATACTCTGCCCAGAAGCAAACCAGGCAAAAGGGATGATGACCGATGAAGAATTTA